CCTGCCATTTCTGACCGATGATTTTTATATTGCACTTTTGTGAATATTGTTGTAAAATCTTTATAAGATATCTTAACAGGGAGGAATGATACCTGACCCCCACATTTTGGGTTGGGCCATCATTTCTCCCTGTTTCTTTTATATATCTTTCTTATTTTTCCATCTTTGATCACAATGATTTTCTGTACAAACATAGTGTGTCTTGACCAATATACCTCTTCTATCTGCCGGATAATCTCATTTTCATCTAATGGGCTCTTGGAAATATCAAGTATAAAGTTTGATGCCTGTCTCTTCTTTTTGGCAATTGCGTTATACACCAGGTTTTTGCTCGTCCCAGATAATTCTTTCAAATCAAATGCTTCATTCCTAAATATGTAATCTGGTGTAGATATTCCCTGTGGATTCAGTACCCTGGGAACCATAGATATTTTTCCTCCAAGCTCTTCCTTTAGTAACTCAGCAATTCGTCGTTCTTTATCAGAATAATCCAATAAAACATTTTTCCCATCCACTGTATATACAGAATCTCCAATTTTATATTGACGTATTTCTTCAATATCATAAGAATTCGGTGTTGCTGTTTTTTTCCATTCCTCCGTAATATCTTTAACACCTTGCAGTTTCTCCAAATCCCTGAAGTCTATGTGCTCTCGGCTGTCTACACTGCCCGTTCTCATCCGGACATGTTTCCATTCTTTTTGCTTTTGCTCATATTTTTTCTGGTTCTCCGGATCCAGAGAGAATTGTGACAGCCTATTGTATTTCTTTTCCTGGCGTTCAGCATATTGCTGACGTTCCCGCCTGGCGTTTTTTTCTGCAAGGTTGTTGAGCTCTTCTCTGGTATATTTCCCATCAGGCGGAGTACTGACTCCTTCAATATAGGTCGTATGGCTATCACGACATCGGGGATGATAAAGTCCTGCTGCTATGGCAGCACTTATCAGCGGGTACTTAATTCCTGTCATGGGAGATACTCCGTCTTTCGGACCTCCGCTCCATACATCATCGATCATGACTTTTCCCACGAATGGAACACACAAAGGACAAGGACAGCCGCTGCCACGTTTATTGATAATCACTGTGTACACGCCCCATTCCCGGCGTTTCATTCCCTCACCCTGCAAGTATGCCCTTTTGGCTGCTGTTCGGATTGCCATATCTGCATAGTCTGCAAGGGTATGTCTGGCACCATTGGCATATTCTACACAGTTTAGACCTGCCTTAAGGAAATCCTTAGTTGCCATATCCACAGCTTTTTCATAGGTTCCTGCACCGGTATTGGCGTATACCTGAGCATTATAAATAATTCTCCGATATTGATCATTAGCCATGCGAAGCACTGCAATTTCTGCTTTCTTCATGTCATTTGTTGTAGCTTTGATCAGAGCCTCCAGCTTCCGATCATTCAGCTTAAAAAATTCTGCATTACCTCCCTTGCTTATTTTATTTGCCGGAAAGCCTTTTTTTATGGCATTCAGAATAGTAATCTCCTGCTGCATATTTCCTTCTGCTCTTGCAGTCCGAATCAGCTCCGCTATCTTTGCATTGATATCCTTAAACTGTTTGCCATATTTCTTTTGATTATTATGTTTATATTCTTCCAGGGATTTCAACATTTCTGCCTGCCACATGGGCCATTGTTTGTCTTCGTCAATTTCTTCCTGCTTATGAGATTCCATATTGCGGATCATGGATGCTATGAGTTCATTCTCTATAGCTTCAAAAGCAGCTCCAATATCGTATTCATCATTTATCCTTGCCATTAGACAATACCTTGAATCCTTGAGACTTAAACTGTCGTGTCAGTTCCTTCAATTTTGTAATGCTGTCGCAATGATCACATCGAAGTTCCGCATAATCTTCTCTTTCGATAGCATATATTCCCTGTGTGACCTGCTCTTTGGCGATTTTAAGAAGTCCTTGGTATTTTTCTCTATTCATCCGGTATATTCGGTTGTTTACTTTAACCTTCACCTGATCCGCCTCCTGTATCTACTTCAAAATCACCAAGTTTCATGTTGATGGACGGTTCTTCCAGATCCTGTATGCCCTGTTCTGCTTTCAGACGGGCTATCTCTTCTTCTTTGCAATGTTCATCCAGACTATCGCCATAAAGTTCCTCTACGCAACGTTCAATACTCATGATTCCACCCTGTTTTGCTTTCGTCACAGTTTCCACCTGACTCTCAAAAGAAGGGTTAGCGTATTCTCCAAATGGAATATTTACATTCACCTCTTCTACCTGCTGTCCATGAAGAATGTTATTTGCATTGATACACATCCCTACCACGGCCGGAAGTGTTTCCTGCATTGCTTCTACGATGGAATTTCTGGTGTAGAGTGTTGTCTTTTCTTTTTCTCTCTGAGCTTCGGCATTATCCAGTTTCTTAGTATCAATTCCCAGCGTTGACGGGCTGATCACTCCATGCAGACACAGGTCCAGCGCAGTTACATAAGATGCCAGATAGCTTTCATGCGGGATAACAGGCTGTTCTGTGATAATCTGATTGCTCTGTCCTTCTCTCATGTCTCCGTCTGCAGAAAAATAACGGTTATCGAAAGGATTAGGTCTGACAAGCTCGCCTGTTTCCGGATTATGAGGTATCAGGCATTCTGGTACATAAGTCTTTGCCCTTCCTGACCTTAATGCGTCCATCCATTGGCTCCATGTTTCGTCCAGAGAATCAAAATTATCAAGCTTTCCATCAAAAATACTTCCGCCTCTGCCCTCATACTTCGCAGATTCGTAGATCATAAATGGCTCTGCAAGAATTACTGAATCATCAAATGTAACGTCTTTAAGATTTTCTGTAGCCTTAATCGTTTTAATGTCCACAAGTTTGTTTCCCCGATATAGTTCATTTATGATGTATCCATATCCGTATCTTTCATTCAGAACATACGTCCTGCCTTTCTCATGGTACGGGGTTTTAAATACTATTTCGCGGATCCTGTCTCTCTGATAAACAAATTCCACTTTGTCTCCCGGGTACCATTCTATAATCGGGTAATCACTGAGTTCTGTGTCAATGACTGCTTTAAAGGCTCCATCGCCAATATATAATGTTTCTTTCAAAGCGCTTTCTATCTTTTTCCGAAACCGGTTTTCTTTTCCCATCTCTTTCCATAGCTGTTCCTGAGCTGGTGACTCAAACTCAAAGTCTTCCATGTCAGGAAGGACTGCTGAAGAAAGCGTGCGTACGATTAATCCCGGCAGACCTGTATGTATCTTTCTCATATCCATTCCAGGAGTGCATCTGCTTGCCCAGAACTTATGTCTGTCTGCATATTCCTGATTCTGCTGATAGAACTGTTCCAGTTCATTTCCGTCTCCTCTGTACCAGATCCTGTTGCGGATCGCATGTCCCTCGAAATCCAATATCTCATTAATCTGGAAATTATATGGATTAGCCGGGAGCACATTCAGCCAGCTCCGGACTGTCTTCTTTATATTCTCGTTTAATTTATCCATCCATTTCACCTTTTCGTTTCCTCCGTTTCGAATCCGATCATATTCCGATATGGGATCCAGCCATACTGCTGGGAGTTGATCGTATGGTCGTTTCGGTCTTCTGGGATATCTTTTTCCTCATCCCAGGAATATTTCTCCAATTCAGCTATGTGATTGGTGCATGTATCTACAACCAGATAGCAGTCCTGTTGAATCCATCCAAGTTGAAGCTTGATTCTATCCAGAATCTCTACTTTTTTGTAAGATTCTACAAAGTTGTACATGCAGCCATGAAGACGTTTGTATTTTCTCAATTCTGTGATCGTAGCAGCATCTGCACAATCAACAAAGGTATCTTTTGCAAATCCCCAGTCCTTTCGGCACTTCTCCAAAAACTCTATGAATTTTACGGCTGTATCGGAAGGAGCGAGCGGCTGATCCAGATCTTTATTGCTGTATACTTTTTCAGCCAGTGTGATCAATCTCCTGTCCTCTGTAATTCCCTGGAACATCATTGCGATTGTATCCGGAGACTTTGAAGAGTACGAAGTATCTAGGCCACAGGTGAACTTTTTGAATTTCAGCTTTCCTGCTGCCATCTGGGCTTTTACCCATTTCTCTGAAACGACATGCTGTTTCCTGCTGAAGTTCGGGAATATCAATCCTGTTGCTTTTCCTCGCAAGCCCTGAATCTTGTTTTTCCAGATCTTTGTGCCTTTCGGTGTATTCTGGATAATCTGCTGCTTCTTTTCTTCTGGAAGTCCGGCATTATCGTCAAAAGAAAAGAACCAATGGACCCATCCGGGTTTTGGTTCTTCTCTTAATTCATCTTTTATTTCCTGTGGTGTGCTGTCTGCCCATTCCGGCAAAGGTCTGCTACAATTGATATATTCTTTGTATACGTCCAGAGTTGGATCATCCGGGTTGAGAGTTGCCATAAGATAATCACAACGCATAGATGCTTCACGCACAAAGTCGATGTCTGCTGTATTAACTTCATCGATATATAGGCAGCCATACTGTCCGCCTAAAGCTTTCTTCCATTTCTTTTTGTTACCATAGCCAAGAACGTATATTGTCTTATCGCCTTGTGGGGCATGAAACAATAAATGGGGAATCTTATCATCTTTTGTTCCAGAGCCGTTGTACTCTACCAAAATTCCAAAATCGTCCAAAATCCCTAAATCTTTATTGATGATATTCTTTTCTGCTGTTCCTGTATCGTCTGCTGCGAGAATATGCAGTTTCTTTGGAGATTCGGCAACCTTACACATGAATTTAAAAAGTCCTACTGTTGTTTTTCCTGCTGCCGTAGTCAGGTTCCTTCAAGAAATTCTACCGGAGCACTGCAATGTAGAAATGCTTTGTATTTATCTGATAATACTAATCTCTGAGAACTCATGAAGGTTAACCACCCCCTCGGAGCTGTTCCAGGATGTCTCCCAGTTTCTTTTTCTCTTCATCCAATCCGGATACTTCCAGTTTATCCTTAAACATTCCCAGGTGTCTTCCAAGAAGTTCCAAGGCCTGCTCTTTATTATTTAATTTCACTTCAATGCCGAATTTGCCTTCTTTTATCCCGGCAATAGCTCTGATCTGCTGCTCATCCAGGTTTGCTGTGTCTTTTATGTTTACCTGCCCGTCTTTAACTTCTGCATAGTCTGTAGCTTTAGCAAAAGCTATGGCAGCCAGTTCTTTCAGTACCCTGTCCTGAGTGATTTCTGTCCGTTTCTGGCGCTCTTGCATCCTTTCTTGAATATAAGCTGCAACCTTAACATTTCTTAACATTCTGGCTGCTGCTGCCGCTGCTGTTTCGTCTTTCTTTACAAATGGATATGCTACCCGGTAAGCCCTTGTGGCATTTAAGTCTATCAGGTATTCATCTGCAAATATTTTCTGCTTTTTTGTCACTCAGACTCACCACCTCTCATTCGTTTCGTTTTTGAGTATAGAAAAAGCAGCCCTGAAGGCTGCCTCTTCTTAAATCTTACTCTTTGTTATAATTTTAAATTATATTTCACTGTTCCTTATTGAATGTACCCATATATTTTACACTCATGAACAATTTATTCTTTTTCTGAATTCAAAACAGTCATTTCTTCTGATCGATTACATGTCTTTTTTTCTACATTACATATTTCTTTGAAATCTTTACAAATTTTTTCTTCAGAAATGCCCGATAGATGTAAAGATAATTTTACAAGCAAGCAATCTCTTACATCATCATTTTTTACCTGTTCACACAGTTTCATTGCCGCTTTAACATTTGAATCTTTTGTTAGTTCGCTAAAAAATTCTGTTATTTTTTCATTTGCTCTATTAGACAATCCGTAAAATAAGGCTGAAACCGCCTCAATAACTACTCCTGAAACTATTCCCGGCCATTCCACATTGTCTAATCCAGTACTATGCCGTATTGCAACCACAATAATAACAAATCCAGCAATGCTCCCCCAAAAGCTGAGTCTAAATGCCCATTTAGATTGGCTTAATCTTTGTTCATGATATCCTTTTTTTGCATTATCTGGAATCCAATTATCTTCAATTTGGAATTCTGTTTGGGGTTGATTTTTATTAATTGAACTACTGCTGTCTAAATTAAAGCTTGTTATTTTATCATCTCTCGGTAACATGTATTACTCCTTTAATAGTCCTGCAACTAATGCATTTATCAATATTGTGTTACCGCAGTTTGCACACGTTATTGGAATAACTGGAGTAATAGCACCATTGGGTCCGCCCAAAACAAAATTTCCATTATTAAATTCTCTCAATTCAAAAATTTTATCTGTGACATTCCATTTTCCTTCACCACATAAAGGGCATCTAGCACCATGCCATTTATTATTAAGAAAATCTATGATTTGCTGTCCATTTATTTTCTCCATTTTCTTTCTCCTAACATACATTTTGGTATATTTTAGCACTTTATTTTTCATATATCTAGCCCTTTCTATTCAAAAATGCCCTGTAACTTCTACAGGGCATTTCAAAAATGTATGTGATTTGAATTTCTCCATAGGAGAAAAGCAGAACATCAGGATTCGAACCTGCGGCTCCATGGCTCACGCTCACTCCCTCTCGGTGAGATGTTCTGGTAATCTGCCAGGTGGGTACTGGCAGTCATCTAAGGGAAGGAGAACTCTGTATGATCTTTCACTGAGTTCAGTTTATAGCTTACTATATTTAAAGCGAACGTGACCGAACATTTTGTTATTTTTTTTAATTATTTTCCAGATACCTGTCATGACGCATCCTACAGCTGTCCTCTGTATACTTGGTTCTTCTTTTTGGAAAGCGTTCATTCATATTTAAGGCAACTGCTGCCCAGGTCATATCGTCCAGATATTTAAATCGAAATATCATTCTCAGGTCACTTTTGGGAACTTTCTCAATAAAATTGTCCACCTCATTAATCGCATTCTGAAGCTCATCCTCTAAGATATGTAATTTTGCTACTCTTTTCTTTATCATGCTTTTTACCTGATCACATTCAGGAAACGGATAGCCGGTGATTTTGATTGAGCCAAAGGTTCCATTACTTCTGGTTCCTTTTACTGTATCGGATACTACGCCTTCTTTTTCTATTTTCGCAAGTCTGCGTTCATCTTTGTCTATCCTATCTTGCAAATCCTGTATTTCCCCTTTTAATTCTATGTACTGTTCCAGGATATTCTTGTCCATCGGTATCGCTCCCCTTTCACAAATTCTTCAAATCTGTATCGCATATTACTCACATTTTCCGGGTATATTATTACTTGTACAGAGCAAAGAGTAATTGCAAATAAAACTTTTTCTTTTTCATACTTTTAGCCGGGAGCTTTTGATAGTTCCCGGCCTCCTTCTTTTTATCGGCTCCATTCATTTCCAGATCCTAAATCTTTTATCCTGGTTATCTTTAATCCCATGCGGTATGCCATTGCTCTGAGTATGCAATAATCTCTATATGTATGCTCTGGCATATGATCTGCTGCCCGGATTGCTTTGCTGGCTGTCGGATCCGGATAGCCTTCTTTGTTCTTTCCTGTCATTCTTATGTCCTCCCACATAATTTTAAAAACCAGTTTCTTCGCATTTCCCATTCGGTCCATATTGGATCCTGTTTTGCAATGGCTGTATCTACCACTTCTATTGCATATCTATGACCAATTGCATAATTTCCATAATAAGCTCCTGATACTGCACTTCCGGAACACTTCAGTCTTTCTGCTGCCTGTTTCAGTGTAACCGCCGCTTCTATAGTCTTTCCTGTCTTTATGTCTGTGATTTCATATAAATTCATTTCCTCTCCTCGTAGAATCTGCATTCCTTGCAGTTCGTTCTGGCTGTAACATATTTACCTTTGATGATATGCATGTTCGGACAGGTGGGACGGGTATATACTGCTACAGCTCCGATGTGTCCTGTACTATGTTTACATATTTCTGCTCTTGTGCTCATTTTCATCCTCCAGATAGTTTTTACCAAATAGTTTTACAAATTCTTCTCTGCTGCCACACTTCTTTTCGAATGTCCTCTGGCCGATCCGCTGCAAGGTAATTCTGACTTCTTTGTTTCTATGTGCGGCGATTTCTGATGTTCTATGACATTCCGGGCAAAGATATACGGTTAAGCCATATTGCTCGGAGTATTTGCGGTTTGCACTGCCATAGATGTGATGGCGTTCCGTATAGCCTGTTTTTCCGCAGATGAAACACTGACCTTTTGCATCTCTGTCTATGATACTTTTGTGGTGCTTCTTTCGTTTTTTTCTAATGGTTCCTTTTGGGAATAATAATCCTTCCTGATTCATACCCAGCATCCTTTCATTGACGGTACATCAAATTCTGTTCTCTGGAAAAATATCCCTATCCAGTGTGTCTGAATATCTTTCTGTAATTCTTCCAGTGTATCTTTTACGATTACAGTATCTGTTGGTTTGGTTAATTCAAATATTCTGCCTATGGATTTCGTCGGATAATCTTCCGGGTGTTCAAATACTGCAATGATTGGGAATCTGATGTCCTCTAAATTTATCTCCTGTATCGATGTGACGATCTTATCCATTCATTTCTCCTTGAAATATTCCGGTTAAAGTCTTCTACTGCTCTGGAAGCTTCCTGTTTCTTCAGTTCTGACAGACCGCCCCAGGGTTTGCAAAGAAAATTATGGAACCGGCGGCTACTGTAATGCATCCATCCCGGAGGATTCTGACCGGTTACTTTTCTAAATAATTTCTTTTTCTGTCTGAGATTCATTTTTCTCCTTTCCCCTTCCTGTGATCTGACAGGCTCACACAGGAAGGATGTATCTATGTGAATTTTAAGGCACCCTTAATCTTCCCAAGGTCTTCCGTTATGATCTACTTTTCCGTTTAACCATTCATTCCAGAAGACCGGATCCAGAAGTGTGTTGTATGTCTTGTTTGCAAACTGCCGCATGACTCTCGCTATATACTCAGCTGTACCATAAGCTGTTAATGTATCTATATACTCTTTTCTGGTCTTAGGTTCTGCTGCCGGTGGCTCTGATCCGGATTGCGCCGGCGCAATTTCCTGTTCTTTCGGTTCTACGGGTTTGGGCATATATTCCGGATGGTTTTCAATGCTGTCCTGACCTGGAATCTGTGGTTCTGGCTCTGAAAGTGCTGTTTCTTGACTTTTTTCTATGTTTTCCGGTTGAGATTCCGGCGTTTCAGAATGGAAATCTGCTTTAGGCTTTCCTGGTACGGAGTCCTCTTTTTCTGGAACTGCTGTTTTTTGACCTTCTGTATGGTTATCCACAGAGTTTTCCACTTTTCCAGTTGGTTTTATTTTTTCTGGCTTCTTCTTTTCCGGTTTCTTTGCCTTTTGGACTTTGGACTGTTTCTTATCTGGTTTGATTTCCTTCGGCTCTTCTCTTGGAAATTCTTCTCCGTACTGTTCTTTCCAGGATTCCTCTGGTCCGTTTGTGAAATCCATAAGTTTTCTAAATGCCGCCTCAAGCTGCTGCCAGGTGAAATCCTCTTTTTCCTGTGAACGGACATTGATCAATCTTACCTGTTGTTCGCTTAGTTTCAGTGATAAGAGTATGCGTCCTGTTCCCGGGATACGGAGGGAATAGATTTTCTCTTCATCCGGAGCCAGGATCTCTGCTGCTGCCTGGCTTTCATTTATGTAAAGGGTTTCGAACAGGTCTATATATATCTGCGGTTGATCTTTCCCCAGCTGATATGCTGTCTGTTCCAGGATAGAAGGAAGCTCTTCCTGTGTCTGATCTGTTTCTTCCATCATCACTTCCAGATCTGTGATCTCATTTTCCTCTTTCAGTTCCGCACTTAAGGCTCTTACATCTTCTTTGGAAAAGTTCTCTGTAATCTCGTCACTTATAATGTCCGGAAGCGTCAGCATCTCCATCAGGATTGTTTTGCCTATGCCAGTATATTTTTCTTTCAGTCTTCTGGAATATCCATCCTCTGAATATTTATCATTGAGCTGTATGTATCGCGTCGTCTGATCCGGGCGGAGTCCATATTCTGCACGGGCAAATTCTCCCATTGAGCTGTAGCCGGATTCCTGAAGGACTCCTGTGTCTCTTGCGACTTTAAGCTGATATCCCAGTTCTACAGCACCCTGGGCCATGGTCATTGCCCCTGTCCTTATCTTTTCCACTGCAAGATCTGTGTCTCTTTTAAATCCCTGATAGTCTGTTGTCATGTTTTCCACTTATATCGCCTCCATAAAATCTTCTTCCAGTTTCTTCAGGACAAACGTATTCTGGTTTTTCTGAAGTTCCTTTATGTTCTGTTCCCTTAAAATGGCACTTTTGGCAGCGTGTTTCTTATCCTCTTTTGTGAGTCTCTTTTTGATTTCTTTCTGCCACAGTTTCAGAAATCCGCGTATTTCCTCAATCCCCGGTTCCTCATCATAGTAGGAACGGTTCTGGCGGATCGTGCCACCCGGTTCAAATTCTATTGTGTAGAACGGGATGCCCGGTTCCTGCTCCCGTCTCAGGAAACCTATGAAAGTCTCTCTGTTCTCTATCCGGTTAAAATATCTTTCAGAGCTTCCGGCGCAGTGATGCAGGGCATACCCTTCCCGAACGATCTCTACCGGGTTCTCCGGCATGATCATTCTGTAACCCTCTGCTGCAAATTCATATTTTTCCTTTACTTCTTTCATTACTTCCGTTGTTCCAGGAAACTTTTCTTCCATTATTCGGGCTTCCTGCTGCCGTAATTCTGGATTTTCACTCATTCTTCTTACTGTGTCCAGTTTCTTTTTATCGGTTATCAGTTCGTCATGTCTCTGTTTCAAGTCTTTGGGCTTATAGAACAATTCGTCATTCAGATTTTTATTCTGTGCCTTGCGCATGAATAAATAATCCACCCATTGACTTAATGCCCTTTGCGGCGTCCCATAATGCTTTCCTGCCTGCTTCCGGATATAATTTACAATCTGTTCTATACTCATTCTGTCTGTGATCTCATCCGGAAGTTCTTCGATTTCTTTTGTCGCGATTCTGTTTTCTTCCAGATAGTCCATGGTATTTTTCGGAATCTTACAGCCATAGGCTTCTGCATATTTGAGCCATTCCAACCGGATGCATCCACCATTCTCATCCCTGAGGCGATTGATCTTCTGTTTATCCGTCAGCCCCATGACTTCTTCTATGCTGTTTCCATTTACGGATAAGGGTCCTGAATAAGAGCCGTTATATGCCCAGCATGATCTTGCAGTTTCCTTACACAGACGGTAAAAACGTCCTTTTGCCAGATATTCCATCATAGTTCCCAGCTTGTGAAGGCGACAACCTGCTGCCATGAGGGAATTGTAATTGAGCATGAGTCCCAGTCTTGCCATCTCCACAAAAGCATTTGTCACACTTTCATACTCTGTTCCTTTTAATGCCTCCGGAATTCCTTTAGGATACAGAAAGCAATCCTCCATCCGTTTGTTTTGTGGGTTGCTTGTATACCAGTCACTTCTTGTCAGACCGTTACTCCACTCATAGGTTTCCCCATCCTGGTTGTAGAAGATCATATAGTTTGGTCTCACATGTCCTTTGTTATACAAAAGAATACGTACACCTTCCTCCAGAAAAACACGGTGACCATTTATACAGTGTTTAATTTCTGCTCTGTAGTGTCTGGCGACCCCATATTCCGGAGTTATCCGTTCCAGCTTGCAGGCTCTTGTTTTGCTCCATATCCGCTGTGTTCTCTTTTTTACCACTGCTGGCTGTCCACATTCCGGGCATTTTCTGGTTTCTCCCTGTCTGGGTTTATCCAAATTCTTTTCCAATATCTGAGAGCCGCAGTTACTGCATCCATAAGTGTTGTTTCCTTTGTTCCAGAAGAGATATCTTTCTGTGCTGCAGATTTTATAAAGCCACTCTTTAAATTCTTCATCGTTATCTGTAATCCCTTCCATAAGCCGGTCAATCTTCCGGTATTTGTTATCGAGACTGCGGAGACGCTTTTCTTTACCGTAATCCTCTTCCATGCTTTCGATCTTAGACAGAAGATATTTATCCGAATATACGGTCTGTACGGCATTTTTCACAGTTTCTATATCTTCTTTGGTATCCCACTGGACTTTTTCAAGTATTCTGGAATTATAAAAACTTTCATACAAAGGATCATATCCCATGATCCGGATCAGTTTCTGGGTGTTCCAGTCTCCCTGTTCATATCTGCCGGCATGCTCCCCAGTTTCCGTGTTTAATACATAGCGACTGATATATCTCTTGTACCGGAACAGGTCCAGAATCAGGTACTCTTTCTCAGTTTGGGCTTTTACAATGATCTTTTCTCCGATATCCTTTTTGTTCTTATGTCTGGGTATTGGTATCGGTACCTTTTCAATCAGCTTATATTTCATCGTCTTCCCTCCGTACCTCTCCGGAATTCAAAAAATATGTTCCGTCTTTATCGGCCAGAAAGACTCTGGCAGCTACGATCGCTCCGTTTACATCTTCTTCCATCAGTCCACCAACTGCTCCGGTCTGCAAATAAACTTTCGGATTTCTTCCCCGCGCAATCGCAATCTCGTCTTTTTGTGCCCGCGCAATTTCCTGTTTTATCTGCAGGTGGGCAGCCGCCCTTTCCCAATCCATTTTGGGATTCTGAATCATGTATTTCATGGACATCCCGGCAAATGCTTTTAAATCCAATTCTTTCACCAGGGTGATCTCTGTGCAGCAGCAGCGAAAATGCTGTTCTTCGTTGATGTCTCCTGCTGCCTCGATCAAAAAATATCTGTTTCCTGCACCTAAAGGAAAATAGTTCAGGCAGTCTGGAGCATATTCAACGAAATGCCAGCCATTCCGGTATACTTTGCATTCCTCTTCTTTATAGGTTTTTCCCGGTTCAAGTTTTACTCCGGATCCGTATGAAGTAGCCAGTTCCTTTGAAAATCCTTTAATTCCCTGCATCTTACGCCTCCAGGTAATATTCTTTTGCAATCCTGCGCACGTCTGCCTTAGTTTCCCCGCCTTCATAGACCGGGCTGCGCATGGCTTCTTTTTTGCCATTCATACGAAATTCTGCCAGTTTCACAATTGCGTCCGGTACCTGTATTGCACACTCGCTCGAAAAAGTGAGGATCTTCGCAAGGCATTCCGTCAATGATTTCTCTTTCTTTCTCACAGCAAGGCACAGTTCATCGTTTCCATCCAATAACGCCAGGATGGTATCTTTCTGATCAACCTGATGTCCCTTTATTCCCAGTTCTTTCGCTTCACCTTCGATTTTGGCAACTGCTGCCATGTAAGGAGTTGCAAGAGAGTCCACGATATAATCCATGTAGTCTTCTGCATCTTCTTTTTCCAGACCATTTTCCACTGCCAAGGTGACCAGTGCTTCCAGATCCCCCTCCTCTCTTTCCGCTGCTGCTGTGCGGATCAATTCCTCATAATCCATCTTTCCAAATTTTTCAAACATCGTGTTCTCCTTTCTGTTATTCGTCCATTTTCTCTATTTTGAATCGCACTGCATGACCACCGAACAGCTTGTCCACCTGCTGCCAGAGATCTGCATTGCGCAGTTCCTGATTTCCTGTCCGGGTCCATCCATTTTCTTTCCATGCAGGAAGACTCTGGTATCCGTTCTGCAGATACCTGTTATCTGTATGGATCGTAAGCAGGGATGGACGGCGTAATCTCTGTAATGCTGCTGCCAGACATAAAAGGGCAAGACGGTTTCCTGTGGTTTCTTCCACTTCTGCTGATACACAGCTTGGATTTCCTGCGCTTTTCGGGAAATCTTTGCTGTAAATGATGTATGTATACTTGCCTTTCTTTATTTTTCCAATTTTCCTGGTAAGAATCAGGGAGATGTCTACTCTCGCCATTTTCTGATCCATCTTCAAATCCTCCTGTCTATCTTTACAAGGGTATAGTGGCGGTATGCATAGCCGGTATGTGGATTGATTCCCATCTTTACTGACTCAGGTTCCACATAATAACCTTTTGGTGCTTTGGGATAGATTGGCTGCTTGTGCCGGTCTACCAGGCTTCTTCTTTTGATTTCTTTTTGCTTTGGCTCTTTTCGAACCAGATTACGGGAACAGCTGTATCGTTTAATCTCATCCGGTTCGTGTTCTTCCAGAGGTTTTGTGATATACTCTGAAAGTTTCACATATCCGCCTGCATCATAAAGGGATGCAAAATATACATGCCCATTCTCCCATAACTCTGAGACGATCCGGTCGGTACCGGTCTCCTGATCTGCTTCGCGATTTACCAGAAGATGTACATGAGGACCGCCTTTCTTTCCGATAGCCAGACGATAGATGTATTTCAATTCCCATCCCTTCTTTCGGTATTTTGTTCGGACTTTTCGGATCAGCTTTCCCAGGTCCTTCTTCATCTGCTCCCATGTGGGACGGTCACCTTTTTTGTATGTAAGAGTCATCCAGTAATCACCGGGTGAAAAGTTCCACTTGATCAGTCTCCTGACATCTCTCTGTCTTCTCCACTGATTCTGTTTGGCTATCTCTTCCGGAGTGGCTTTCCTCTTTTCTTCTCTTTCCTGTCCCTTGGCACCATACCTTCCTGTATGCTTTTCCTCTATCTCTATGGTGCTGTCAAAATCCCATATCTCTCTGATGTATGCCCACCTCATATAGCATCTCCTGTCGTAAGTCTAATACCCCTAATCGAGCTTCCAAGAGGCTTGCGCCCCTGGAAAAAGGTTAAAAATATAGCAGGGTTTCTCCTGCTTAAATCTTGACTTTCTGACACCTGGATGTTATAGTTTGGATAGGTTAATTATCCAAGTGGCAGAAAGTCACCCCGGCTCATGTATTTGCGTTACATGAGTCTTTTTTATTCTATGTGTTCGATCGGTCCGTAGAGGTCTTCCATTCGTTTTGCATTTCGAATGGCATCTTCCAGCGTTCCTATACAAGTTGCCAGTTTTCCGCTCTTAAATTGAACAATACGGATGATTCGTTGCTGATCTGGCGGGATCTTGACGGATTCTTTGGTTCTTCTGGAAATCTGTTCTACTTCCCTTATTCTTTCTTCTTCAGTCATTCTGTTCTCTCCCCGATCAGGCTTTTGAGATACTGAATGCATTCTTCCGACCATTCTTCCATATACTCATTGTCTTCAAAGCCAAATACCTTTGTGTTTGTTATAATCGCTAATGCTTTTGTGGCTGTGTCATAGTTGTATGCCACATAAATATTCTTTTCTTCCGCTTTGAGTACAAGTTCCAGAATCTCTCTTATTTTGTCTCTGAACATGTTTCCTCCTCCTGAACTTTTCTAAGCTGATCTACCGCCCAGTATGCGGATATCCCAAAGAGAATGTTAAACCAAATCGGGATGTCCACATATTCCCCTGCAAGGATGCAGAGGGCTATGATTATGTACTGTTTCATAATGCTTGTCCTTCTTTCTCCGCCTTAGCCGGCGGCTTTTCTTTCGTAGTTCATGCTCAGAAGAAGTTCATCCTGTCTCTGGATGAGCAGGCATTTGATTTCTTCTTCTGACATATCACTGGCTTTATGCTGAATTCCATTAATACGGATATTTCTTGTTACCAGTTTTAATTCTGACATCTTCCTCACCTCTTCTTTATGGTATGGGAAATGATATGTATGGGTTACTGTTTATAAAAATTTAAGCAGTTTGTCGAACGGCCTTTGTTGACTTCTCTTTGTTTCTCTCCTATTCTTGTATTACAGGGTACTGGCATACCCGAGTACAAGAGAAAGGAGAATTTTTATGGAAATAACTATTATTCCGCCAAAGAATTGTGATCCTCACGATATCAAGCATGAGTTTAAACAACTCAAAAACGGTTTTGTTGACATTGCAACTTATCCCAATGGTATCGAAGTAGTTTTTACCAATGTCAATGGGACAACTCATGTAGAACCATCAAAACCTCTCATCAAGATTGATGATCACACTTATCAGATTCCAGAATAATCTGATCGGCCACAATTGTGATACTTCCGTCCGGTTTTATTCGGATGGAAGTGTTGCGATTATTTCTTATTAATGCCGTATATCTACATGCCTCCCTTTCTTTTACTGGGTTTCTCATAATACTCACCTCTTTCTGGATATACAACCATTGACTTTTCTTTATGTTTCTCCTATTCTTGTATTAGTGTCTTACTCCTCTGGGGGAGGATTTCTTTGAAGTTTGTGTATAATAGACAGCGTTTTTTCATTATTTTCATTTGTCATTTCACACATTTTTTAACATAGCCATCTACTTTCTTAAAATAATAGGTAGCTACTATTTTTGCTGTAATTACTGATACAATTATGGATGCTACGATCGTTGATATTTATCTCACCTCTTTCTGGATATCCAAATAATCACGTAAAGTACAATATATTGTATGCGAACACATTTTCTGCACAATATATTGACACATAAATATATTTATAGTATCATGCTATTAGAACGTTCTTATTTCTAATAGAAAGGTGGTGTTTACCAATGAATATGATTCCTGTTTCTTCTTCCAATATCGCAAGCATTGGCTATGAGAACGGTACTCTTTACGTTGCATTCAATCGTGGTGGATTATATGCATATTCAGGAGTACCGGTATCTATTTACCATGGACTTATGTCAGCTTCTTCACATGGAAGCTATTTAGCTTCTCATGTAAAAGGCATTTATCCATATAGACGTATTGGCTAATCAACAATAACCAAAATCATTGCCGGACCATTGACGGATAACTTCCTGTCCTGATATGGTTCGACATATTCTGTTTTTACACCTTCTCTTTTCTTCAACTCCTCTACTAATTCTTTTGTAGAAAGTTTTTCAGACATCTCCTCTACGCTCCTTTTTCTATTCCAAAAAGGTAATTCGCATCAATTCCAAACTCTCCCATTACATTAATAATTGAAGCTATATCCGCTGCGCGCATAATCCTTCTACCATTTAACATATCGTTGAGTTCTTGCGCCGAATAACCAGCTTTAGTTGCAACTGATGCTTGTTTCAATCCCTTCTGGTTTATTGCTTTTTTTAACTGAATTGCCACAATGCTATTTGACGCCGCAATACCAAGCATCTTGTATCCTCCTCTCTTTTTTAACAAGTTTCTTGTTGCTTTGTATGTTACAACAAGTTTCTTGTTTTGTCAATACGGTTTTAATAATTTTCTTGTTGTTTTATATTGACATACCAAGATTTTTGAAATAAAATGATTTTATATCAAATAAGTGAGGTGAATAAAATGAGCGTCGGAAGTAGAATACGTGAATTACGCGAAGATAAGGAACTGTCACGAGCTGAACTAGCAGATAAAATAGGAGTTACGATAGGTGCTGTTTCTAACTATGAAAATGAAGTCAGTTCTCCGAAAGAGCCTATACTTTTCAAAATTATGGAAGTTTTAGAATGTGATGCCAACTATCTTTTTCAAGATTCAATCAATATCCCGACAATGAAAGATAGTTTTTCCGTCCTGGAACACAATCTTATAAAAAAATACCGCGAACTTGACGCTCACGGTAAAGACATGGTTGCTACAGTTCTCCAGAAAGAATACGATCATATTATTGAACTTCGTGATTCCGTATCGCAGACAGAGGAATTATCCGAAGAATCTAATAACATTACTACTATCGATCTTCTTGCCGCTCATGCCCGTACAGACGTTAAGCAAACACCCGAAGGTGTTCAGCATGATCTGGACATTATGAATGATGATTCAAAATGGGAGGAATGACATGGCATTAGATATATTGGAATTGCGTAAACTATGTATACCCAAAAACATTCGTATTACACTCCACGCAGCTAAAAGGCTGGAACAGCGTGGAATATTCTTAAAAGATGTAATATCCTGTATTATGAATGGAGAAATCATCGAACAATATCCAGATGATTATCCTTACCCCAGTTGTTTGATTCTGGGAATGAACATCGAAGATAAATATCTTCATGTAGTCATCGGAAATCACGAATCGGATTTGTTCCTTATAACAGCTTATTTCCCCAGTTTTGATAAATGGGAATCTGATTTCAAGACCAGAAAGGAGAACGCATAATGACTTGTTTTTACTGCAAAGGTAATATTGAATCTTCTACAACAACTTACATGACTGATTATCAGGGATGCTATATCATTATCAAGAACGTTCCTTGTGAAAAGTGTTCTCAATGTGGGGAAGAATACTTAAATGGTGAAACACTTGAACGAATCGAAGAAATTATTCAAAAAGTTAAAGGTATGCTGACTGAAATTGCAGTTGTTGACTACAAACAAACAGCTTAAAGAGAACCGTTTTATTTTAATTGCTAAGGGGTGATCCCAATTGAATTACGAACAATTACTGACTGCTGCCGATCAGGAAGGATTGCTTGTCAAAGAGCAGCCACTTACCGGGCATGACGGTCTAATCCGCGGCAGACGGATAGCAATCCGAAAGAATATAGAAACACAAGCAGAAAAATCTTGTGTGCTCGCCGAAGAAATCGGGCATTATCGCACCAGCTCCGGAAACATTTTAGACCAGAATAAGGCAGGAAGCCGAAAGCAGGAATATCGAGCTCGGCTTTATGGGTATAATCTAAAGATTGGGCTTGCCGGCCTGATCAGGGCTTATGAGGCAGGATGTGGGAATCTTTATGAGATGGCTGAATATCTGGATGCTACGGAGGAATATTTAAAAGAGGCTATACAGTGTTACCATGCTAAATACGGTGTATACGCTGTTGTTGATAATTATGTTATTTATTTTGAACCATTTGCGGTGATACATATGATTTCATCAGCAGATTAAAGAACGGAGCTGTTATTGCCAGATTCGTTATTGGAAGAATATAGAGATTTTACTATTGAACAGATATCTCGGATGACGGGGTATCATCAGGAACTGATTGAATTACGCATTTCGAAATAATTTGTAAACCATTTAGGAACGGAGGATGAATATTGTGGGATTATTCGATATATTCAGAGTTGGCAAAATTAAGGCCGAAAATAATTCTTTAAAACAGCAGTTACAAGAATTGCATGCTGATGAATATTTTCAAGTAAAAGCTCGCTTGGATTCTATGACCCAAGAAATTGTTGATAATAATGCGCTTATATCTAAGCAGCACGAAGAACTTTCTTCCCTTACTGAACGTTCTCAAAAAGTCAGTAAGCAGTTAAATACACAGACATCTAAAATTAATCGCTACAAAGAACTGTATAAGAGCATTGAATATGTACTTGATAATTTTCTCATATCTGATATTCAGTACAGCAACTGTCGCCTAAATCCCCATGATAAAAAGGATTTGGAAGCGCTCACTCCCTCGATATCATTATGTTTTCATTCTTTAGATGTTAAAGAGCTTCGTAAGGCATATAAAGAAAATGAGAAACAAATAGATCAGTTGATGGATCTTTACAAGTCTCGTTATACTACTAAAGCAAATAAATCTATATATTCTCTTGTCGTTATCGCTCTTAGAGCTGAACTGCAAAATGTTTTATATAATCTGAAATACGATAAATTAGAAAAATCTATTGAAGACATTAAAACCATCTGTGCAAAATATCTTAAGATTGCTGCAGAAGGAAATCAGAGTATTGCCAGCACTCTCACGAAATTTATTGGTGAAATGGAATATCTTTTTATCAACGCTGTTAAAATAGAATACTCTTACTACACAAAGAAAGAACAGGCTCGTCAAGAACAACTTGCTTTAAAAGAACAAATGAGGCAAGAAGCCGAGGAAAGAAAAGCTCTTGAAACAGAGCGAAAGAAAATTGAAAAAGAAGAAACTAAATATAAAATTGAGATTGAAAAACTTCAAGGTTCTCTTAACCAAGCCTCTTCCGATACCGAAACGCAAAAATTACGTGCCCGAATTCTTGAATTACAGCAACAACTTTCTAATGTAATTGTCAAAAAAGATGAAATTACTACTTTGCAGAACGGTAAAGCAGGAAATGTATATATAATCAGTAATTTAGGAGCTTTTGGAAAGGATGTATTCAAAATCGGAATGACTCGTCGTTTAGACCCTCAGGATCGTGTTAACGAGCTTGGCAGCGCAAGTGTTCCATTTAAATTTGATGTACATAGTTTTATCTTTTCTCAAGATGCTGTTGGACTCGAAAAGCAACTCCATGATATTTTAAATGAGAAAAGGCTCAATAAAGTAAATCTTCGCAAAGAATTTTTCAGAGTAGACATTTCCGAATTGGAAAGTATAGTTACTTCTATTGATCCAACTGCAGAATTTAATAAAACTATGTTTGCAGAGGAATTCCACCAATCAGCTGAAATTGATTTGTCGCAACCATCCAATAAAACTATTTGGATAGATGAAGAAGACAATAACGAATAACTATTAACATTAATAAAAAACCGCCCCAGTATTGGCGTACTGAGACGGTGATCAGAATCTCCGAAGAGATGCTCGATTTGCAAAGATATTGTATCATCTTCGGAGCAGTTACACAATCAGAACGTTTGTGTATATGTGATCACATCAATGGATTAACGAAAGGAGTTTTCATTATGCCATTACCCAAAGAACGGATTTATACAATAGATGACATCTACGCTCTTCCGGATGGCGAACGTGCAGAGCTGATTGATGGACAGATCTATATGATGACACCACCTAATACTAGGCATCAGGTAATCGTCGGTGAACTGTATGCTACTATCCGCAATTACATTAAAAGTAAAAGCGGATCCTGTAAACCATATGTTTCTCCATTTGCAGTGTTCCTGAATGAAGATAACAAGAACTATGTCGAACCAGACTTAACAGTTGTCTGCTCACTGGACAAAGTAGATGAAAAAGGTTGTCATGGTGCACCTGACTGGGTAATTGAGGTTGTTTCTCCTGCTACCCAGAGTAAAGATTACGGAATAAAATTATTTAAATACCGGATGGCCGGAGTCAGAGAATATTGGATTATAAACCCCCTGAAAGGTATCGTAAATGTCTACGATTTTGAAAATGAATCGGGTACCGGATTGTATTCTTTCGACGATGAAATTCCAGTATGTATATATCCTGATTTATCAATTGTGATCTCTGAATTATTATAATAAAAACCGCCCCTGTTGGTAACAGGGACGGATCAAGAATCTCCGAAGAGATCCAGTACTTTGGCAAAGATATTGTATCATCTTCGGAGCAGTTGCACAATCAGAACGTTTGTGTGGCTGTTATTTTTATACCTAAAATTACATATTTTATAAAACCGAGGTGATATTTATGAGCAGTAAAGTGGCATGTCTTTACATCCGCGTCTCGACAGAGGACCAAACAGAACTTTCTCCTGATGCGCAGAAACGCCTTTTGCTGGATTATGCTCAGAAGAATGACATGATTGTTTCCGGGGACTTTATCTTTACTGAAAGTGTTTCCGGCCGTCATGCGCAGAAGCGTCCGGAGTTTCAGAAGATGATTGCCCTGGCGAAGCAGCCATCTCATCCTATTGATGTAATCCTGGTATGGAAATTCAGTCGTTTCGCCCGTAACCAGGAAGAGTCTATCGTATACAAGAGTATGCTCAAGAAGGATAATGTAGACGTGATCAGTGTATCTGAACCACTGATTGAGGGACCTTTCGGCAGCCTGATCGAGCGCATCATCGAATGGATGGATGAATACTATTCCATTCGATTGTCGGGCGAGGTCTTGCGTGGCATGAAAGAAAAAGCCCTGCAAAAAGGCTATCAGACGTCTCCCTGCCTTGGCTATACTGCAGTTGGACATGGAAAACCTTATATCATTAATGAAGCTGAATATGCCATTGTCTCTTATATCATGGACCTGTATGATAATCAGAACTTAGATGAGACAGCTATTGCCAGGCGTTGTAATGATCTCGGGTACCGGACGAAACGTGGAAAACTCTTCGAGCGGCGCAGTGTTGACCGGATTCTTGGAAATCCCTTCTATTGCGGAACTGTTGTCTGGAACGGAGTGGAATTTGAAGGAAACCATGAGGTACGTCTTTCCAGGGAACGGTACGAAAAACGTCAGAAGCTGATCACTTCCCGGAAACGCCCGGTCAAGGCACGGAATGTCTCTGCCTGCAAGCACTGGCTATCCGGTCTTTTAAAGTGTTCTGTCTGCGGAGCCACACTTTCTTATACCGGCAATAATAAGTGTCCTTATTTCCAGTGCTGGAAGTACGCAAAGGGATTTCATAAGACTTCTGTTGCCTTATCAGTCAAAAAGGCTGAAGAAGCTGTGATAAGTTATTTTGATCAGATCTTAGATGGAGCAGAATTTACATATGTATGTAAAAAGAAAAAGACTAATCATTCACTGCAGATCGAACAGTTACAAAAAGAAATCAGTAAGCTCACCATGAGAGAAAGCAGAATCAAAGAGGCGTATGAGGCAGGCGTAGATACTCTGGAAGAATATAAGAATAATAAGGATCGTCTGGTATCAGATCGGTTAGAATTGACTGCTGCCCTTTCGCAACTATTGCAGGAAGAACAGGCAGATCAGCCTGACACAGAAGAAATCCTGAAAGAAATCCGTTCTGTTGCGGATGTCCTGAAGAATCCAGACGTAGGTTATGAAGAAAAGGGAAATCTGATCAGAAGTGTTGTAGAGCAGATCATATATGATAAAGAATCCGGAAAAATGTCTTTTGACATCATTATTTCCTGAATTTCAGACCTCTATAAAAAGTGCCATTTCGGTCATTTTAACACTTTCGTAATATTTTTTCAGAATTGAAAATCCCGCAAACCCGCATAAACACTGGGCTTGCGGGGCTATTATAGGGTACTGCACTCTGGTGGCCCGGACGGTGAGATTGGCGCTTCCCTGCGTTATCTTTCCCAGCGTTTTACCATGCCGAACCGAACGACTTCTGCTTTGCTCAACGACATAGGAACAGAAGAACTCAGTCATCTGGAAATGGTATCCACTATTGTACATCAGCTTACCCGGGACCTTTCCATGGAGGAAATTGAGAAATCCGGATTTGGACCGTATTATATCGATCACACAGTGGGAGTCTGGCCACAGGCAGCAGGTGGCGTACCATTTAATGCATGTGAATTTCAGAGTAAAGGTGATCCGATCACTGATCTGTTCGAGGATCTTGCTGCAGAGGGTGCGATTGTATAAAGACAACATTGAGGTTTTAAAAGAAAGTTCCCGATAATCTGGCATACTAGCTGCCAGATATGAGAACCCTAGAAATTCCAATGTATTTCAATAGGTACTTCCTTAGTTACAGGGTCTTTTTTGCCAACCAATACATAATCAATCAGCTTTTCAACCGTTTCCCTGTCTAAGTGTTCAAGATTTGTATATTGCTCGATTAACTGTCGTCTGTTGTCGCCAATCAGCATTTTTCTTTCAATAACATCAAGCTGTTTCTGCGTATCAATCATCAGTTTTTCGAGCCTTTCTTTTTGTGTTGAGAAGTCTTTGGATAAATCCAAGTAATCAAGTTCGGAAAGAATACCCTTTACCTTATCTAAATATAATTCTCGGATTCCTTTTGTATATTCCGCAATCTTTTTTTGATAAGCAGCAATCTCCGTTTCCAGAGCTTCTTTTTGACCTCGCAAGTCATTGTTGAATTGCACATTTTGTTCAAGCTCATCTTTGTCAAGATATTCTGCGGATAACTTATTAAGTTCATCAATCACAGCTTTTTCTAATTTGTCTACTGAAATGAAAGAACCTATACAAGCGTCCTTTGCTACATGGCGGTTAGAGCATTGTAAATAATGCTTACCATGATTCTTTGACGAACGCATTGTATAACCACAATTCATACAGCGAGCTTTTCTGGCAAATAAACCGATTGTGCCAACTGTGAAAGGTTTTGCCTTTTGAGCTACCAATGCTTGAACCCTATCCCATAACTCACGGTCAATAATCGGCTCATGTGTACCCTCAACTCTGTACCACTCGTCTTTGGGTCTGGGTTTGTTTTGCTTTGTCTTATAAGAAACGCTGCCATATTTCCCTTGAACCATATTCCCGATATAGATTTCATTCACCAACATATCTGATATGGCAAAATATTTCCATAGGGTACTGTTTTTCGTTTTAGGCTGCTTGTAACGCAAACCATGAAGTCGTTTGTATTCCGTAGGGTTTGGTATTCCTCTGTCATTCAGCATACGGGCAATGGCGGTCTTTCCATATCCCTGTGAAAACAGTGTAAAAACTTCTCTGACAACTTCCGCAGCTTCTTCATCAATAATCAAATGCCCTTTTACGTCAGGGTCTTTTTTGTAACCATACAGAGCAAAAGCACCGATATGGTGTCCGTTCTTTCTTCTGTCAGTGAGAACGCTTTTAATGTTCTCTGACATATCCTCCAAGTACCACTCATTCACCAGACCGTTAATCTGTCTTGATTTCTTATTTCCTTTATTAGCGGTATCTGCATTATCAACAATGCTGATGAAGCGAATACCCCAAATAGGAAAAAGACCGTGGATATATTTTTCCACTAATTCTAGTTCTCTGGTAAATCTGGATTGTGTCTTACAAAGGACAATATCAAATTTACGATTCTTTGCGTCCTCCAACAACCTGTTAAATTCTGGTCGTCGTCTGTCAGAACCAGTGTAATCATCATCACTGTATATGTTGTAGACTTCCCAACCATGCTCTAATGAGTATTGAAGTAACATTGACTTTTGATTCTGAATACTGTTACTGTCGTCTGTTTCTGATTGTTTGTTTCTATCTTCCTCTGATAAGCGGCAATAAATAGCAACTCTTGATTTTGATTCTATCATGCTTCGTTCTCCTTTTTGAGAAGACGAAACAAACTATCTCTACATAATGTTATTATAACATCTTGTAGGATAGTTTGTCTATCATCTGGCAGGAGTTGCCCTTCCTTTATTTTTTTCATATTGATTTATCAACTCTATCCATTTTAGAGTAAATGCTTTTGTAAACGCCGCTTTATCACAATTTTTAAAAACATTCTTGCAAACTACCTTTGCGTCATTTGCCATTGAACCACCTCACTACAATATATTTACAAAGTATGCAAAAATGCTTGTACATTATGAAAGAATTTGTCTATAAAGTAAGAAGTAATCAGATGGCTTTGGAAAGCTCCACTGGAATTTCACCATTCCCATTCTGATGGGTGAACCGCACCATGCGAGTGTATCATTATTCTGATATACGGGTCATGGCAGCAACTTTTCCAACAGTCGCTTACGGATCACTGGCGTGGTCGCTCGCTTCTTTATCCCTCCTTTTCATGGGTCATGGCGTTCCAGTCCGTCGGCTCACCGCATATCAAACGTATCTGATTACTTTATTCAATTTTCAAAGAACACTTGTAAAACGGAGCTGGAATGAGGTGGTATCACACTCCGTACATATTCGCTTATTTCACTCTGACTTCAAAACCTAGAATTGCTTTAATAAGGGCAGCTCTAATTCTGCCTTTCAGTTCCATATCGACCACAATATACATATTTCCGTGTTCATCATAGAACGGGCGTAAACTTGCTTTTGATATGTAAGCGTCATAGTGATTTAAAATTTTCTCTATTGCCACTTCGTCGCCATCAGCAGCTAAACTGATTGTGGAGAATAGAGGACACTTTTTTGTAGACTTCATCATGTTATAATTCCTCCTCGTACATATCTCTAATGAGCTTTAGTGAACACATTCTGTTTCTATAAACAGAGTTTCTGGAAATATCCAAAATCTCTGCGATTTCTGCGTCTGGTAATTCCAGAAAGTAGAACATCAACACAACATTGCGTCGTCTTTCACTTAATTTTTTGATTGCTTCACATAATTTCTCATCATAGACACGAACTTCTGTACCGAACACATCAAAGGAAGTAAATTCAAGCGAGTATTCGTCCGATACACCCAACTGGTTTAATTCCAGCTCTGGTATTTCACAGAAAGATATTTCATGCTTTGCACGTCTGGCAAGTTCTTTGTTGTAGTTCTTTACAGTTCTGCCAATCACCTTACGAGCCAGACAGTCAAATTGAAGTCTTATAGCGTTCTCAAATGAAGAAGGTTTCATAATCTCACCTCCTTTCAAGTTGAAGTTGCTAAAGCGAAAAGGCTTTTTACCTCTTTCCGCACTAACACTCAACACGGAGGGGTGATTTGTAACCCGAATCAGAAAAAAATCAAAAAATTTTTTAAAGTAGCAAAAAAGCACAAGAGCAATACTGACGTGCTGTTCTTGTGCCTTATAAATTGTTCCTGCTATGTGATGTGAAAAACCATATACAAGAGCGATATAATCCGCAAAAGTTAAACGGATTTTTTTAACAAGCTACCAATGGTCGAATGTTGTTGAATGTATAGGCATTCCATGCGGCTACCTCCTGAAGCCGC